GAGGATACGCTCGACGCAATCATCGCCAAATTACCAGCTGGCTCTATTTCAGGGTTTGACTCGACAAGCCAGAACGTGAATTTGAACAACAACCAAACAGGCGTTACGTTCGGAACAGTCAACGCTCTGGGAACGAGTGCCGCTGCTTCCGTTAAAACTCAGGTTGACCAATCACTGAGCGGGGACGCTATGGCCGAGCTATCGGGAGTCCCAGCCTCAACCCCGACGCTTAAAACAGCCATCATGTTCTTGCTCATGGCCTTCAGGAACAAGCGAACCTCAACCGCTACAACGATTGGAGTTTATAACGCTTCGGGAGCTGTTATTAGCACCGCTCCTCAATCTGATAACGGGGCAACTTACACGAAGGACAATTTCTCTTGAGCATAGATTCGGCCCAGAAAAGAATGTCTGTCTTTGAATTGCCGGGGATTATGACAAACCCTTTCCCGTCAGGGACGACGAATACTCAGCCGAACCGTCAGCAGATGAGTGACGTCTATGCAGGTATTCTTGCCGGTCCCCCATTGCCTTCAAACCAGACGTGCTGGGTAGATTCAAAACAGAATGTTTCTCCATGGGTGAATTCAAAGAAAACTGTGAATGCCTGGGTGACTGAAAAGAAATCGACCAGGATTTGGGTACCAGAACGGGAAGTTGTCCCGTGTCAGGATTAAATAATGGGTTTTAAATCAGAACTACTCCACATTCCGATGCAAGAAGCGACTTTCAATTATAGCCGCAACTTTGAGCTATTGCCGGAGACCTCTTTAATTGAACCCTCAACAAATTTCAACCTCCACGAATTGGGTCTTGGTAAACGTGGGGGGAGCAGCATCCTCCAAGCAGCGACCGTGGCAAGTCGGGTGATGGGTGGATATGACTTCAGGCAATCAACCGGCGCCCAGAATATGGTCTATGCCAAACAGAACGGATCTGTTTATGCGAATAATGACTCAGTTCCGATCGCCACGGGGATGTCAACCAGCAACTTTTTCCACTTCAGCCAATTCTACGATGATATGTACGTGGCCGATGGAGGCACGACTCCCCAGAAATGGTCAGGAGGCGGCCCCACGACCTCTGTAACGCCTCCATCTGATTGGGCCCTATCAGGTAATCCTTTTCAGATTATATTTCATCCTAGGGGTGCTAGCTTTCGAAATTGGGCTATCAATAGGCAGGGAGTCTACGCCTCGAAGGTGAATACCGGAGACGACTTCTCGGACGCCGATGTTATCTCGATCCCAGTCTACAGCAAGGGCGGTTTAGTCGGGGGCATAGAATTCGGGCAAGAACTGTTCGTATTCAGCAAAACCGAGACTTTCAGAATCGACGATTCGAACACCGACCCAACCAAATGGGGCTACATCAAAGCAATCTGGGAAGGTGGCGCAAGTCATTGGAGATTAATGGTTTTGGCTGATAATGACGTTTATATTATGGCCGACGATTTAACGATTTACTCACTCCAAGGCGTTTTTCAGACTGGTGACTACCGGAAAGCCTCTATCTCTCGCCCCGCCCAGATGGATCGCTATTTGAGAGAAAACGCCACTTTTGCCAACATTGAGAATTGGCACGCCTCCTACGATCCGAAACTACGGTGTATCAAATGGTTCATCCAAGTCGGTGGCTCTAGTACGAATACGGCTTTAGTCCAATTTATCGATAAACCAGCGGATAAGATGTGGTCTTTCCACGACAACAATACTTACGCCTCGGGCTATACGTCATCCTGTTCGTTCACGGATAGAAAGACTACCAGTGACTGGCGAATCAGAACCGGTGACTATGTGGGTAATATTTGGGAATTAGAGACGGTATCCAAGAACGATAACAATAACCCAATCCCAGCAGCCCTCAAATTTAAACCCTGGCAGATGGGGAACCCTGTCATGAACAAACGTTTTAATAAGGGAGTTCTTAGGGTCAGGTCAGCTACGAACATCACTTTGAGAATATTCGTATGGATTGACAACATCCGTATTCCCGACGTGTTCTTATCTGTTTCTAGTTCAGGCGGGATCTTCGACACGTCTACTTTCGATAACGCTTATTTCGCAGCGGACATCCTGGCACAAACTCCATTTGATATCAAATCATTCGGGAAAAGCATTCAGATTCAGATAAATCATAGTAATATAGACGAGGACTTTTTCTTCTCAGAAATAATAATTGCCTTTAAAGAGAACGGAATAAGGATTTACAACTAATGTTTACTCACCCCTACTTAATGTTTGACGAGTTCGGACTCCATACAGTTCGATGTATGGCTTGCGCCGCAAACATCAAAACACGAGAAGAGGTCACAACCAAATCCGGAAAGACTATCAGAGAAATAGCGAAACATGCTGACTATAAAGAAATTCCGGTTATACTAGAGGGTGGGAAGATGGCCTTCATCATGGTTTGTGATAACTGTAAATTTGTGGCAATAGGTGATCTTGAAGCTAAGAATATTACCGAGCAATTAGGAAACGCTTTGAAGATGCAGCTTGAGTACGAAGGCAAGCTCCCAGATTTCATTGAAGAATATTCAAAAGTGAATCATCACGTCGTTTTAAGAAAAGCTGAAGTCTCAGAAATCACAGCAGCTTTGAGGGGAGTCTAATGAGTACTGCACAATTTACGTGTCCGTTGATTGTAGTTATCCCGGGCCAGCTTATCGCCTCAAGTCTTTGGAATTCCGAATTTGTAAACCTGTTCACGAATATCAACCCTTTGGGAGTCGGTGCTTATTCAGATACCGACGCTCAGATGCAAACAACGACCGACCCGTTCCCTTCTGGGACTTCTCGTCCTACCTCAATGGGCGGAGAATTCGAAAGGATTCGATTCCAATTTGTTGAAGTTATCGGCGGCACGTATTGGTACAACCGCCCAGCGGATACGATCTTCAATTTAGATGCTCGCATCACGGCGGCAGTGGCCAGATTCCCAGTTCAAACGGTTGATATAGGGGATGCCCAAGTTACTACGGGGAAACTTGCTTTACTGGCAGTCACGAATGCCCAAATTGCAGCGAATACAATCAATTCCGGAAACTTAGGTAGTCAAGCGGTAAACAACGCAGCCTTGGGCCTCCTAGCCGTCCACGATGCCAATGTCAACGATGTTGCAGCGGGTAAGATTACCGGCACGATTGTCAATTCACAGATTGGGGCAGCTCAAGTCGGGGCATCAAATCTTGATTCTACGGTTCCTGCAGCCGTAGGGCTCAAATCAATCCAAACCAAAACGGTGAGTGCCACTATCACATCGGGGCAGGCTAGCATTACCGTAAATACGACTATTTCTTCAGTGAATACCGCAAAGGCTATCCCCGTAGTTGTGGGGTTTGTGCCGGGTTCATTATCCGACCCGACTTCAAATGCGGGATTTATCGCTACGTTAACTTCTGCCACGAATTTACGGGTTGTTGTAAATATCCAAACTTTGGCCACCGGGAACGATCCTTTTTCAGTCACGGTGACAATCATTGAATTTAATTAAAGGAGTCAATCATGAGTTGGCTTAGTAACGCTTTAGGAACAAGTGCGCCTGGTGCGCCGACATTGCCACAGGCTCCGACTCTGGTTTCGCCTACACTTCCCCAATACCCAAACTTTAGCCAGAATACCCAGAACCTTCTAACCCAACAGCAAGGCAACTTGTCCGGGGCTCAAGGGGCCGTTCAAGCTTACGGTAATAACCCTTACTTGCAACAGAGCCAACAGGCTGATACTCAAGCACTTACGAACTATCAGAACGCTTTGCAGGGCAAGATTGCACCGAACCAAATGATGGCCCAGCAGAAAACGGAAGCCTGGAACCAAATGGTTCAACAGGCCGCCCAGCAGGGGATCAAGATCAATGGGAGCAACCCCCAAAGTGCCGTTTCCCAATCCACGGCAGGGAACCAACAGATAGCCGACTTCAATAAGTCATGGGCAGCCCAGGAGCAGAACTACAATCTAGGTCAGCAGCAGATCGGGATGCAACAACAGGCTCAAGCATTAGGTCAACAGAACCAACAATATCAAAACACGATGGGTGGGTATAACACGCTGTCTGGAATGAACACATCCATGCAAGCCCCCTACGCAGCCCAGACTCAAGGCCAATACCAACAAGCTACGAACCAAGTCACCAGCGATGCGAATATCCAGAACCAAAACGCCATGAACGCTTATCAGCAACAGCTTCAACAGATAGGGCTTAACTACAACACAGCTCAATCAGGCTATCAGAACAGCATGGGCTTGGCCTCTGGAATTGGTTCTTTAGCTGGAACGGTTGGGGGCGCAATGATCGGTGGCCCTGTCGGAGCCATGATCGGCGGTCAAGCCGGAGGACTTATTGGTGGGGGCCAAACTCAAGGCGGGAATAGCGGCATGATGGGAAACATGGGTTCTTTCATCCAGGCTTATAAACAACCTCAAGGCATGGGATTTACGGGGGTTCCAAGTAGTCAGATAAATTATGGGACAGGGAATGTAGCCCCCCCTGGCTATGCAGCAAATAACACTTATGGCGGGTAACTAATAT